CGCGCCCCATTCACGTAAAAAGGCAGAATTGGAAACCCCTCCGTTTTTGGCGGCTTCAATAATCTCCTGATTAAGCATCGCTTTGGGAATAGCTTCGTAACTAAGCTGAGAAACAAAATAAGTTAAAGCACTCTCTTTTGGAGAATAAATTTCTTCAATAAATTGGCAATATTTCTGATAAAGATATTCAAAAGTATAGCTGGCAGAAGAAAGGAAAATAACTCTAGCTTCGTTAGTAAAAACCGTTCTGTCTTCCTCTTTCATTGCCCCCGCCGCAATAGCTTCATCTTCTTCTCTCTCAGTTTTTAAACGTTCTTTAAGACCTTTGTGAACAGAAAGAAATGGAGTTAGAACTGTGTCAATAATTTCCTGAGACATTAACAAAAACTCATCAACGATAAGAACGTTGGCGCGAAAACCCCGGACCTTTTCTCCGTTAAGAGGGATAGCTTTAATTGATGAAACTTGTCCGTCTGGATAAGTGATTCTCCATTCGTATAAATCGTTCCTTTTAGCCCGATAACCAAACATTTGCCCAAGAATCTTTCCTTGAGGACTATCAACCAGTTTTTCAAGCTCACTAAAAATATGTCTAGCCGTCCTAAAGGTAGGACCGGCAATAATAATTTGAGCGCCGGGATTAAAAAGAGGATATAAAAAACAAAAGATAGCCGCCATTGTGCTTTTGGAACCACCACGAGTCCAAACGCAAAGACTAAAGTTCCTAATCATCCAAGCTTTTAAAGTCATCTCTTGAAAAGCCTCCAAAGCAAAACCGCAAAGAAACTCAACCGTCCATCCAATATTATAACGCATGAATTTGGCAAAGCTTACCCTAGCCACTCGGTCATCAAGTTCTCCCTGAAGTTCCATTAGTTCTTGATTAACGTTTTGAAGAGGACGTTTGTATTTTTCTGGACTATAAATCATGTTAAACTAAAAGTATTAGTGTCATAAAGAAATTGTAAATCATACTTAAAAAACTCACCTTCAGAGTAAAAAATCTTGGTTATAATTTGTGAGGCCGTCTCCCTATTATTGACAAAAAGAAATTGGACATTATGAAAATCACGTAAGATATGTCTGACGTTATGAAAGATAAAGTCAGGTTTAACTGACGAAAATTTACATTGTGGTAGTTTATCAAACTGAAACGCCAAACCAAATCCGCACTCAACAATAACAATTACTCTAAAACCAGCTATTCTGGCACGCTCAAACTCTTTATGAACTCGCTCAAAATCGCGGCCAAACGAATTAATAAAATCTGTCAAAGACTTCCTTTCAAAAACCAAATCAATAGGTTTACCATTTACTAAAAACCCATAATCTCCAACGTTTAATGTTCCAATATGAGCTTCACAATCAAACTTAAGAGGCGTTTGCTCTCTGGAATCTATAACAATATTGGAAAATAAAGGTTTTTGGGGATTAATTAAAGTAAAGGGGTCCGGCTTTTCAAACCTAACCCTTAAGCCTAAATCATAACAAAGCCTATAATAGTCTCCAAAAAGCAAATTATACCCAAAAATTGAGGGGCAATAAAGCGTTCGAAGCTCAACTTGAGAAGGAGCATATAATAGCCCCTTAACTTGAATTCTTGCTTTTAAAAAATTTAATGCATATTCTTTTAAGACATGTTGGGGCTGGCTGGCATACCACTTTTTAAAGTTCTCTCTGGAATTGAAATTTTGAGTAAAATACTGTTCGTAACTTTTATATTTAATAAGCTCGCCGGTTAGTAAATCGCGCCTATCAAAATGTTTGTGATAATAATCTTCTATTTTAAGCTTATGAGAACGAAGATGACGATGCAGGTCTTCATTGGTTTCAAAAGCTGTTTGACATTCCTTACAATTAACCATCCAACGCCTCCTCAACAGAAAACCCAAGAACGCGAGCTTTATACTCGTCCATAGTTTCAATTTCTTGGACACCCTGTTTATATTTAAGCTTCCTCATTTCGGCAGCTTTAATGGTTTTCTTTCTTGATTCTTCCTGTTTCCAGTCAACAATAACATTTAAAATAGTCGCATTATCTTTAATTTGATTAGATAATCTCTTGCTACGTTCTTCCGTAAGAGCTTTAAAAAGCCTCTGTTGGCGGGCCACACATTCATTGTATTCTTTTCGGGCAACTCCAATAGCTTCAACTAATGCCATAGAGAGCTTCCCTTTTTCTTCAACTTCCCTATTTTGTTCCTCTTGAAACATTTTAATAGTTTTTTGTATATTGGATGACTGGACAACCTCAAGACAAAGAATTATATATTGGTCCACATCTTCTTTTGACAAATCGGGCTTATCATAAGTATAGCTTATAAAAGCACTTTCAAAAAGCTCTCTGTCAACCTGACTTTCCAGAGTGTTTATTAAATGAACCAGTCTATAAGTATGCAAATAGTTTATTAAAGAATACGCATTCTTTTTTTGTCTTGGATTTAATTCTTTAAAATTATAATTATCGCCTCTAACATATTTATTAATCCTAGCAGAAATTCGGTCAAGAGTTGTGGGGGGTCGCCAATCTTCTTGAGGAACCTCTTGCGGGTCCTGATAAGCTTCGGTGGTATTTAAGCTTCTAACATAACTTGTGACCGCTTTAGTTTCTGCGTTTCCAACACCCAAAAGATTGTTATTAAACAGAATTCTTGCTATTTCAAAAATCTTAAGAGTTTGATAATTATTTCTTATATATTCTTTTTGTTCTTCAGTTAATTCTAATTGAGATTTGGTTTCTTCTGGTGCGCCGTTTTTGGTTTTTCGGGACGCCAAAAATGATTTAATGCTTCTTGAATACTTATTATTGCCATGAGTGTCCACGTTTGGCCCCCAAGCTAACACAACCAGTTCAGCAATAGAAGGAGGGTTGGTTAGTCTAGAGTTCCACTCATTTAATATTTTTTCTTTCTGCTCGTCAGTTAATTCAAATCTTGGGTCGTCCATATATTAAGATACAATATCTATTTCTCCGTTGCGAATTACTTTTAAAACTCTAATCATAATCTTTTTTTTCATATTTTGAATATGTTTGTAGCCGGGACTTCGATTATGCTCGTTGGTTTTATAACCTAAAAGCCTAGCCACTTCTTCTTCGTCTAAATGGTCAACATAGAGAGCTTTATAAATCTTCCATTGTTGGGGTTTTAAAACAGACGCCATTTTTTTATGAATGTTAGCACCAGTCCTTTCAATATCAATACTATCTTCTGATTGGTTGTATACTTCTTGAATATGATGTTCTAAAGGAAGGGGTAGTTTTGTATCAAAAGCGCGTTTTTTTGTTTTTTCCCATTGGGCGTAAAGAGGACAGTTGCTGCACTGTTTAGTATAAATAGAACATAAATCGTCCCCCTCGGAAGCGGCGCACCTGAGACAAGGACGTGAATAGTTGCTATAATGATTGCGAACCAGATTTCTTATTTGACTTGAAATCACCTTGTTTATCCATGGTCCCAATGGGCGACTTGGGTCATATAAACTCCATTTTTTATAAATATGTATTCTTAAAATTTGGGAAACATCATCAAAATCCATCCAAGTAAGTGCGGTTAAGTTCCATTTGCCACGCCTTTTGTTAATTTCTACATTAATTTCTTCTATACAATCCTCAAACTCAAGAGGAACTTTTTTAACTTTCATAAACGCCAATTAATCTTGGCTTTTGTTCCTCCGACTAAATGACTGTGGTTTAATAGCCCCTGCTTCTCTAGAAAACTCTTCTAAAAACTTCTTTTGAGACACTTTGGGGTTTTTTTGTCTTAGTTTTTCAAGAGATTTTATGTCTACTGGCCTTCCAGCAGCTAAATCCTTAATAGTGGTTTTTGTGGGTTTGTTATGAATTACTTCTACCTGAATATCGGATAAAGACTGTACGGCTTCTTCGGCGCTTAAATTGTCATCTTCTTCATCTGTTTCTTCTTCGTAATCGGTCTGAACTGAAGGGGGAGGAGGACGGTTGGGGGGACGTTTAAGCAGGGGGGGTTTGCTGGCCACATTAGTTATTCCCGCAAAAGGGGTGCCACAAAAAGCACAAAGTCTAGGTTTATCTAATGAATATTCGGTTGCTTTACCGCAACTACTGCAAAAAGTTCTATTCATACTACCTAATTATACTTACACGTAATATATTTTTCTAATCAAAATATTTTTACAAATCTTGGATTACTAACGGTGTAATCAAAGAAGAATGATACATAAGCCTTGGAAATTAAAAGAAATTGAATATTTAAAAACAAATTACTCAAACACACAAAACGGCATTTTAGCAAAACATTTAAACAGAACCGTTTCCTCTGTTTATAGTGAAGCTCATATTCTTAAACTTAAAAAAAGCAAAGAATTTAAAAGCTGGCTTATCGGAAAGCGTAATAAAATGACCGGAAGAGACCTCAGTCCTAGTTTATTACAAGAAATTGCATTAAAATATAAAAGCAGGGG